TTACAACCAGCCCGCCTTACGGAATTTCAGGAACAGCAGCAGATCGATGAGGATCATCACCGCCACGCAGACCGGATAGCCGTACTGAAACTTCAACTCGGGGATATCGGCGAAGTTCATGCCGTAGATGCCCGCAATCATGGTCGGTACGGCGAACAGCGCGGCAAACGAGCCCAGCCGCTTGGTCGTTTCGTTCTCGGTGAGCGAGATCATGCCGAGATTGACCGAAAGTGCGGTGGTGACCATTTCGCGCAGCATGTCGATGTTCTTCGTAATGCGCTGCAAATGGTCATACACGTCGCGGAAGTACTCCTGCATGCCGCCGCAGAGCTTCGGGGCCATCGCGCCGAACAGCTTGCTGACCGCTTCCATCAGCGGCACGCAGGCGTGTTGCAGTGTGATGAGACGCCGCTTGAGTTGATACAGATCCTCGATGATCTCGCGCCCCTTGGCCGGTTCATTGCGCGCGAATATCTGCTCCTCGATGGCTTCAAGCTGGGCTTCGAGATCGTCGAACACCGGGAAGTAGCTGTCGACAATGGCATCCATGAGCGCGTAGAGCACGAAGATTGCGCCTTGCTTGAGCAAGTGCGGCTCCTTCTCTGCGCGTGCACGCACAGCCCCTAACCCCTGCGTCGCGTTCGAGCGCACCGAGAGCACGTAGTTGTGCCCGGCGAAGATGGCGACCTCGCCGATGGTGAAGTCACCGTCGGTGTCTTTGTTGAGCACGTGTAACGTTGCGCGCGTTTTGGCACTGTTTTGCGCTTCTTTTGGCACAGACGAAAAACGGCCACATCGCCTAATTTCGCGCCGCTTTTGACACTTCTAGGTTGACGCGCCCTAGAACAGCCCGACCGGCTCGGCGGCACGATCCCAGCTATAGATGATCAACTCCCGGCGGGCAGTGCCACCGCCTCCACCCACCGTGTAACTGATATCGGTCGACTCCATCTGGAACCGGCCGAAGCACTCCCGAATGGCCGGGTGGTCGTTCAGACTCACGATGGCCTTACCTTCCAGCCTGGCCAGCACATCGGCCATTTGGACGTACTGGTCAAACTCGAACGGCACCCCGTAGCCCTCCGTCTCCCAATATGGCGGATCCATGTAGAAGAACGTGTGCGGCCGGTCGTAGCGGGCCACACAGTCCTGCCAGGCCACGTTTTCCACCTGGACACCGGCCAGGCGCAGGTGCGCGGCCGACAGGCTCTCCTCGATCCGCAGCAGGTTCACCACCGGCGCAGTGGTTGCCGTCCCAAACGACTGCCCCTGCACCTTGGCCCCGAAGGCGTGCTGCGACAGGTAGTAGAAGCGGGCCGCCCGCTGGATGTCCGTCAACGGTTCGGTCGGCGTCATTTGCAGCCACTTGAACACCTGACGGCTCGATATCGCCCACTTGAACTGGCGGACGAACTCCTCAAGGTGGTGCTGCACCACCCGGTATAGGTTCACCAGCTCGCCGTTGATGTCGTTGATGACTTCGCATTGAGCGGGCGAACGCAGGAAGAACAGCGCAGCGCCACCCGCAAAGACTTCGACGTAGCACGTATGGTCGGGAAAGCGCGGGATCAGCAGCTCGGCCAAGCGCCGTTTGCCGCCGATCCAGGGAACGATAGGGTTTGCCATTGGGACTCCTCTGATATTTCTATTGCCCAGGACACGGAGAAGCGGTGCGCTACCAGGCAATCGCCCGGACATCCTCCGCTCGCTCTGCGGCGTCAATCTCGCGCAGCCTGTCGGCGTAGTGCTGCTGGATAGCCTGACGCTTCGAGGCCCAATCAGCGGCCACGACGGCAAGTTGCTGCGCGTCGTGCTCAACGAAGTCCCACCGATCACCGACCTTACACCACAGCTTTGCCGGTGCAGCGAGCATCACGGCATGCAGGAGATTCAACTGATCGGCCTCGTCCGAGCCGTAGGTGCGCTCCTCGCTCGTCGGCGATGACGCAAAGCCACCCAGCAACTCACGTCGGCACGCTGCGCGCATGTTCAATCGCGCAAGGGCGCGGGCATCGTCTAGCGGAACCTCTGGGGGCTGTTCGGGCGCGAACGTCCATGAGTCACCGCCCTGTGTGGCCACCCAGCCTTCCTGCGGCATCGGATCGAACCCTGATATTTCCGTCACGACGAAGTCTGGCGCGAAGTCCGGCCGCTCATTCGCTTCAAATTTCCAGTGCAGACGCCCGAAAAGAATCTGTGCAAACGTCTTCATGTTCACCACTCCACGATGCAAACGCCATCAAAACCATCACCACCGTTGGAATCGCCCTCTCTGATGTAATAAAGAGCACCGCCGCTGCCACCGCCCCCATATCCAGAGGCGTTCGTAATCTGATATCCGTTGACGGCAGGCCCACCTCCGCCGAATAGGCCATTTCCACCAGCACCGCCAAATGTGGTTTGGGCATTCGCAGAACCTGTGTATTGCCCCGAACCACCACCCGGCCAGCCAAATCCGCCTGCGCCACCAACGCTCCCCGACCCAGTGAATCCACCCTCACCGCCGCCCCCACCGGAGCAAGTCACATGCGAACCAAAGCTAGACGCGCCGCCAGTACCGCCTTTGGGCAAAGGCGAGGGAGTTTGCGCCAGCACCGTTGCGGCCCCTTTGCCGCCCTTACCAATGGTGACCCTAACCGAAACTCCGACATCCAATTTCAGGTGGTATCGGTAGACGCTTTGCCCCGCTCCACCTCCACCACCGGGAATCATGAAGTCACTCATGTCGCGTCCACCGGCTCCGCCTCCACCACCGGCACCTATCATCGTTATCCAGTTGTCTTCTCGCACTGGAGTGAAATCGCCCGTTTGAGTGATGACGGCAATGCCCGGTGCATATCTCTGGTCAGCCTGCTCCAGCGTGATCGCATGATGTGGCTCCTTGCCGGGCGGCAATTGCAGCGTTCCGCCCGCACACATGACAAGAATCCACGCACCATTGCCTGCGTTTACTGAAGGCGATGTCGTGTAAAGCAGCGTCGCTATGCCATGCTCAACCAGCTCTTCGCCTTGAAGACCCAGGAGGCCTAAACCCACAATTGGCTTATCGGGCAAGCCATCCGGCGCGTACGTCGATGAACCAGAATTCGTATGCGAAATACGTACGCGCTGACCAATCCCTTCCACCAACGAATCCGCTGTCAATGGCGGAACGTTGACCGCTGCATATGTATTTTCAGCACCACCCACATCGCTTAGAACGGTCGGACTGTTCACTAACCGCGTGATCGCCTTGAGCAACTGGTGATCGTCGCTCGGATCGAGCGTCATGCCTGCACCTTCAACGACGTGAGCAGGCTCGTTCTGCTGGCTGTTGGCCCAATCCTTGGTAAGGATGGTGCCCTCTACGAACTGACCGTCGTCCGTGTTAATTCTCTGCATCGTTATCCTCGTCGTATTGAAAAATCACCTTCGTGTGCGCGGGCTTTAGGTCTTCGAACAGGGTTTCCAGAATCGGATCGGATCTCACGGCCAGCCGCTCACCAACTGCGCTCTTACCCACCCGGAAGTAGTACTTCAGCTCGGGCGCGCCCTCGACGTTCACACGCCACAGCCACATCGCGTCTTCGCTATAGAGCGGATCACCGACTCGGTTCCGATCCACGCGAAACGGCTCGAATTCGTCAATCGTGATCGTGTAGCCCAGCACCTTGGCCAGCCCGATGAAATACGGTATTGACAGCCCGCCCGTGGCGTTCGCCATGAACATCACCATCGACATGCGCTGTTGCAGCGTGTCGTCAGCTTTTGGCACAAGGCCAAATACGCGCTCCCAATCGGGCAGGAACTCGATAGCGTCGAACGACGGCACGATGCCCAGCTCAACGACTCGCGCGTCGGCCAGCGCCTGGTCGAGCGCCTTGCCCTCTGCGGCCAGCTCGACCTTCAAGCTCGGATCGTTAGGCGAATAGGCAACCGGCGGCAGCAACTTGGCCAGCAGCGTCGCGTGCTGGCTCATGGCTTCTTGTCCAGATAGATGTCACCGAGGCGGCACCACTCGATCACCGTCGCGTCGGCCTGCGGCACCACGTTTGCAAGCGGCGTCAACAGGTCGTAATCGAGCACGCCCGCGCAATCGCTGATGGCAGCGCCGATGCGCGTACAAATCACCGTCATGCCCGGAATAATCGTTTGCGCGTAGGCGTCGATTGCGGGTTTGATAGTCTGGCGGGCTTCATCGATGGAAATGCCGTCGAGTACGAGTAACGCGCGCACGTCATACGACTTGATCGTCGGGCTGATCGCCCGAAAGTCTTTCGCCGTCACCGGCCGCTTGTTGTCGATGTTGTTCTGCACCGCCTGGAGCACTTCGTCGGACGGCAGGCCATCCTCGCCCAGCACCACCACGTCGACCGTGCCCAGGCCACGGCGCAGCGGGTAAACATATGCGGCCGTCACGCCCGGGACTTCCATCGCCCACTGCCAGTAGTCATACTTGTTGCCGCCTGCTGGCGGGTGCTGCATGCGGAACTCGACACGGGCAGCCAGGCTCTCCAACGACTCGATGTCTGCACCGCCGAGCAGCTTTTGAACAGTTGCGGCCGCATTGACGCCCATTGGCGGCACGGTCAGCGTGAGCGCATCGCCAGCAACACGATTTGACGCGGTGCCCGACACATCGGCCGTAGCGCCAACAACCAGCGTCTGGTCAGCACCGATCTGCCCACCGGAGGTGGTCGTGTACGTCGTGCCATCGCGGTATTTGAGCGAAAGTCCAGACGCCACAGGCGTTTCAGCAACGCCGGTCAGTACAACGGCTCGATCCCCGCTGGCAGCCACGGCAGGCTTGCGCTCGATGCTGTACATGCGGGCGTGCTTGATGAGGTTCTGCTCGTCGGCCGTGTCAAAGAAGAACTGACGGCCGGTGTACGACTGGTACTGATACAGCCCTTCGATGGCGCTCGCGGTACCGCTTGCGCGCACGTAGTAGTCCGAGTCAGAACTCACGTCCGCTTCGGGGCGTTGGTTCTGGATCTCGCGAAGGATGTTCGCGCGGATCTGGTCGAGCGTGAGGACGGTGGCTGGCATCAGGAAACCCTCACCGGATGTTCGAAATGGTCGACCTGGCCGTTGCTCTGGTAGACCGAGATAACGAGGACAATCACGCCGGTCTTGCCGGTCTTCGGCTCAACCGTGACTTTTGATGCACGGCCGTCATCAACCAACGGTTGGAGTGCCTGTTCGGCGTATTGCACGGCAAGGTTTCGGGTGCGAGGTAGGTCTTTGGAGCGGGCCAGCGTGTAGAGCAGTGAGCCGACTTTGCGGTCAGCCCACCATGTGCCAAGCGGCACAGACAGGCGCAGGTACACAGCGTTTTGCAGCGTATTCGTCTGCTCGCCTGTGTAGCCGCCAGTGTGGGGATCGATGAGTGCGTCCATGTCGATATTGTCGGAGCATGGGCGCTAGTTTTGGATGCTGGCGGATGTCAGTGGGTTTGCGTGTGTGGCAAACCGATCACGACGGTGGATCTGATTCGCCGTCAGGCGTGTGGTGCGTGTGCTCCAGATACGACTTACCGCCGATGGTGGCGTCACCGGAGACGTCGAGTTTGTCTATCGATGCGCCGCTGCCGCCCGAGACGGCCAAGCCGCCGCTGCCGGTGATCGCCTCGGCAACAGCCAGCTCGTGCGTGGCCTCTACCTTGGGGGTATCGAGCTTGATGCCCTGGCTTGCCTTGATCGTCGTCGTTTCGGAATCCACTACAAAATTCTTGGTCTTGAGCGTGGTCGTGTGATCCTTGCCAAACAACAGGTAGTCGCCATAGGCGTTATAGACGGCCGTCTCGCCCGTTTGCAGCCCCTTGATGCGAAGTTGCACATGCTCCGTAGCAACGATAACGCCGTGGCTGCTCGCACCGCCCACCGGCACGACCACAAGCATCGAACCGGGAGGCGGTGCGCTGGTAAAGCCGAAGTGCTGCATCAGCTCCACATCACTCAGTGGCTCGTCAGCCAGGCCGGTGCCGCTGGCCATGACTACTGGGCCTGCTGTATTGACGCTCCCGAGCACGGCCCGAAAGACGCGACGTACCCCTGCGAGCGCACGCGAAATGCGCTTGTCAATTTCGGCGATCATTTCATGATATTCGCGTTAATGGTGGCATCCGTGACGATGAAACCGGGCTTCTCGTGCTTGCCGCCATGACGATGTTTGCGCCCAGAGTGCGGATGCGCATCCGGAATCCACACGCCGTCTTCCTTCAGCTTGAGCGATGTCCTATTGCCGGACTCTCCTCCCGTCAGACGTCGCCCCATCAGAAAATAGATGGCATCGACACCGTACTCTTCCCACACAATGTGCACACGCTGGCCAGGCTTCCAAAGTGCACCATCAGCGGTTCGATGCCCCTTCACGCTCGCCTGCAGCGTATGCGCGGCCAGCGCCGAATCGGAAATGATCTTCTTGGCTCGTGACTGCACAGCCGCAAGATTGGGTGCGTCGTGATCGACGAAGATCTTCGGGCGATAGGTCAGTACGCTCGTATCCTTGACCGTCGTCTTGATGGCCGCAGCCGCAGAGCCGTGCGAAGTGCCGTGCGCCTGCCCCAACACGGTCACCTCGGAATACCGCTCGGAATTCGACAGATCCTCATCGAACCATTCGACGTTATTGCCGCGCCCATCGTCGCGCAACACCAGGCTCGCCACTGGCGGCGCGTTGTAGTCCGGCCCACCAATCACCAGCGTGCCGTCCGGTTCGAACCAGGGCCACAGTCCTTCGCCTTCCGCTGCGTGCACAAGCGCGTCCCAGGCGGACTCCCCCGGTTCGACGCTGATCTTGTCCCACTGTGTCGGCGAGGTTGCGCTCTGAATACGAATTTTGGTGATGCCAAGCGGCTTGACAATCGTCGCAGCAACCTCCGCCAGCGTCACTTGTTTGGCGGTGAATATCGGCGCAGAACAGTCACGCAGAACGCTCGCCATATCGCGCCCACTGATCGCGAGCGATTTGCCGTCTTTGCCGGTTCGCCGCTTAACGCGATCGACAAAGCCGCTAAGCACCGTCTCGCCACCGACTTTGACTTGAACGGACGCACCACGCTGGATGTTGTCCGGCATCTTGCCCGCAGGCTTTGTTAGTCGAACGTCCCACGCATCGGCAGGAATCAGCAAATCGGAATCGATGGAATACGCAGTCCACTGGCTATGCGACTTGCCACCGACCATCACCGTTACCGTCTCATCGCGCGAAGCCACGGAGCACCTCCCCTCGGGTGATGAAATTGGGATTCTTGAGCGCTGGGTTCAGGCGCAGCAGCTCGGCCGAGCGCTGCGCGTCGCCATACCAATCGAACGCCAGGAGCGTCAGATTGGTATCCACGGGAACCGTGCGAGTGACGATCGGCGGCATCGCATCCATCACCGAGACCGTCAATTGCTGGAGCGACAGGGCCGCATCCTTGAGAGGCTCAACGATGGGTCGATACTGCTCAACCGTCATGCTGCTGGTCGCCAGGTCAATCGCGTCCTGAATCTGACCACGGGTGTCGTCCGCAATCTGTTCGATCTGGTCAGGTGTGAGCGTCGGCGTGTCCGCCTGATTCGCCAACACGTCGGAGGCCACTTGGGTCGTTTGCGACGCCACGATCACCGAGGTCAGCATCGTCACCAGTTGCACGTCGCTCGGATCGGCCACAACAGCGCTCGGTTGCGGTGGTGAGTAAGGCGCAGTCGGATCAAACGGCGTATCGGTCACCACGTTGGCATTGGGCGTGCCCGGAATGACCACGGTCTCGCCCTTGGCCGCAGCAGCGGGAATCGACACAACCGATTTCGACTGCTTTCCCAGGGCATTCCAGTCCGACATTTCCAGCCCATCAGAGAAAGCGTGCATCAGGTTCATGCCGCTGGTCAGGCCGATCATGTCCGATGCGAACGCGCTGGGAAACGCCAGATAGTCCAGACCGACCGTCTTGAACCCGATGACCAACGAGCGCAGCGGTGAGACGGTGTCAAGCATGTTGTCGCGAAACGCGTTCAAACGTTGCATGCCAGCCTTTGCTGCCTTCAGGGCATCCACGGCCATTCCAAAAACGCTACTGGCGGCGGACTGTGCGTCGTTGGCCAGTTGCGCAGTGGCATCAGCCTTCTGCGGCGGATCCTCGCCCGTGTAGAGCAAGTTGCCGGGCTTGGACGCCGCGAACTTCATGTCGATCCGGCAGGAGTCCCGGTTCTCTGCGTCGTGAGAAATGTGGCCGCCCAGGAACTGCATGTCCGGCATCGAGCCGAAGATCGGGTGAATCAACTCGGCGGGCCCCTTAGTGGCAAGGGCGTTGAGCAACTGCCGCATCTGCGTTTCGTAGTCGTCGCCGAAGAGCTCCGCCGTCATCGACACTTCGCGGGCCTTTTGGCCCAAGTCTTCAATGTCCTCGCCGTCGACGTTCGGATACTTGTAGCGAGAGACCGAGCGATCCAGCGTATCGTCGGCGCGCAAACACTCGAAGGGAACGCCACGAAACGAGGCGTCGAATAGGTTCTCAGACCATGCCATATCAGTGACGCTCCGCCATTTGCTGGTTCACTTTGTTCACCGCCTGGGCGATCTGGTGACCATCAAGATTGATAACGATTGGTTGAGGTGCGGCGGCCTTCTCGGTTTTCTTCTCTGCGAAAAGAGCATCGCCGATCATCTTGCCCAGCTTCTCGCCCCAGCCGCTGCCGAAGTAGCCACCCACGGCTCCAGCAGCCATTCCAACTGCGCCGCCGATGGCCGTACCAACAACGGGCACCACCGAGCCGATGGCCGCGCCAGCAGCACCACCGGCTGCGCCGCCTGCCATAGCACCAGCAACACCACCGATGGCCTTGCCCGCAACGCCAACATAGGCTGCGTGTTTTTGTGCAGCGGTTTTCGTGTCGTCATGAGCGACGTTCCACGCCTCGTAGGCAGTCGTGGCAATCTGCAGCGGCGCGGCCAGTTTGCCGAAGAGCTTGGCACCCTTCATGGCCTTCGCGCCCATCGAAACAGCCTCGGTCGCGACGCCCGCTTTGCTAACGCCACCGACCACGCTTGCCGCCTCTCCAGCGACGCCCGCTGCTGCCGCAGAGCCGCCACCCGTGATCATGCGAAATGCGCCCATCGCGCCCACGGCCATCGTCAACGTCTCAAAGGCCATCGTGGTGGCAGAAATTGCCTTGGTGAGACCGGGATACTGCTGAGCGTATTCCGCCAGTTTTTCGGACGCATTGCCCAGCCCGTGATTGAGACCGCGCACGGTCTCCATCTCGCCAATCTCTTTCTCGTTCTTGAGCTTGCCGACCTTGTAGCCGTCCATGCTCTGCGCGACCTGGGCATCACTGGCAATCGTGCCACCGCCCTTTTGGTACTCCTTCATTGCCGCTTCATAGACTTCCTTGCGCTTGTCCGTCTGCGTCATGTAGCCAGTAAGCGCCATCACGGATTGCTGATTGCCGAACAGTTTGCCGATGGCCGAACCCTGCAGCAGGTTCGCCATGTTGGTAAGCAGTTCCTTTTGCTCGCCTGGCTTGGCCGTCTTCAGCTTCGCCTGGATGTCCTGGTACTGTTTGTCGTTCTTGAACGTCGTCTGCACCATCGAGACAACGGCATCGAGCATGTCGCCGCCCCCGGCCAGCGTCTTGGTGCGGACTTCATCGAAATTCTTGATCCCGGCACGCTTGGCCCGCGTAGCAAACTCCGTGCTCGATAGCTGGCTGAGAAGATCCTTGACGTTATCGCCCGCCTGACCGGCCGAACCCGCCGTCGACATCGCCGTTTCGTTCAGCGCGAGAATCTTGGCCATGCCCTTGGCACCGGAAAAACCGGCGTTGGCCGCTGCCGCCATCTGTGCAGGCAGGTACTGAGCCAACTGTGGAATCTTGAATTCCCCCATGTGGCCAGCGACCGCCGTCATGTCGAGCACCTTGCCGGTGTCGTTCTCGCCAAAGTGCATGTTCTGCACAGCCTTGACTGCGATGTTGCCCAGCTCGACGGCGCTCGCGCCTTCCGCCGTGGCACCGAGTTGCAGCTTGGGCAGCAGGTCAAACGCGGCCTTACGGCCGAGCGTGTCGTGCGAGAGCAGTTTCTCCAGGGTTTCAGTGGCATCCTCTAGCGAGCCGCCACCCTGGCGCACCGCTGCGTAGATCGCCTGGCGCAGCTCATTCGTCTTGCCGACCCGCTGCTGCGGCGTCAGATCCCGGTAGCTGGTGTTGGCCATCAGCGCGAGGTGCTGATCGAAATTCATCGTGCGACTGACCGGATCAGCCACCGCGTGCGTTGCACCCCAGACGCCCGCCACACCCTCGCCTATATGCATTGCGCCCTTGGCCGCATGACCAAGGCTCAGCTCGTGCTTTTCGACCTTTCCGAATTCCTGGTTCAGCTCCGCGACTTTCTTCTGCAGTGAGGAGAATGCGCGGATCTGCTCTTCGGTCGACCGAAAGCCCGCACGCTCCAGGCGGCTGTACGCCGCGATCGTCTGGTCGATTTCACGGCGAATCGCCTGATCGGATCGCGCACCCAGCGTCTCACGAGCATCGGCAAGTCGCCGGGTCGCTGAGATCGCGGTTTGTGTCGCCGCCACATAGACTTCGCCGGTCTGCTTCGCCTTGGTCTGAATCGTCCCTTCAGCCTTTCCACTCTCCGCCAAGCGGGCTGAATTCAGTGAGTGCGTCGCACTGACCGCTACCCTCGAAGCGTCGACGTAGGCTTGCCCCGTCTGCCGCGCGGCCGTCTGGACATTGCGCTCGGCTTGCCGAGCGGCGCCCGACGACTCGTCGCGCAAGCGCAGGGTCATGCCGACTTCGAGGTCACGGGACATTACTTACCTTTTGGCTTCTTGGATTTCTTCAAACGTGGCCTGCGCATGCTGACCACTTCCCGGGACGAACCGCCGCGCGACGAACCGTGCGGCTTGCCGTTGAGCGTCTCCAACGCATAGACGAACCCGGCAATCTCGGTATCCGTCATGCGCTGGAGTCGCTCTTCGTTTATTCCGTACTTTCCGAAGACGAGGACTGCGAGTCGATACTCTCGGATTCGGGGATCTGATTCGAAACGATCAGCGATTTTTTTAGTCGCTCCTGGGCCGCCTCCATGATCTGGTAATCGATCTCAACGGCCGACACGATCAGCTCCTCGGTGATCTTCTCGGGCGGAATGGTGCCGAGGCTCGTGATGCAGCGAGTCAGCATGGCAGCGTCGAATCGGGCGTTCGACACCATGCTCCCCATGACGTCCGGGCTTTCGGCCACCTCGATACGATCCCCCACACGAGGCAGACGCACCTCGAAGTCACGATGCATCTGGCCGCTTCCGGCGGGATATTCGATGCCGCAGAGCAGCTTGTCTTTGATAGTCAGCATTTATTCATCCACCTTTTGAGTTGCAAAAATAGTCAGGTCACGACGTGCTTCGTTATCGACCGAGTACTGCGTGCCGACGTCGATCGTGACGCAGTCCCGGTAGCTGGTGCGCTTTCCGCCAGCGACAGGGGACGTCGTCAATTTGCCGCCGTGCATGTTCCACCAGTCGATTTCTTCCTCGTCCTGCGGAATCACAACGGTGACCTTCAAATCGTGCGATTCCACACCGCGAGAAACGCCCGCAGCACGTCCCGAACGGTTCATCGTCTTCACCGGCTTCTTTCCGGTGTGCGACGTAACCGAGAACGACACCACCTCGGCCTCTTGTCCGTCGACCTCCAGCACGATGGCGCCGACGTAATCTTTCAATGCCATGATTGGCTCCTTTGGCTATGTCGGGTCAGAGGTACAGGTCGATACGTGCGGCCAGCACGTGGAAGCCCGGAACCACCGGCGCAGGAATCGCCGCACACAACTGGCCGACCTCCTGCAGGTCCTCCTCGACAATCAACCCATCCTTGTACTTGTCAATGAAGCGCAGGATCTCCATCTGTTCCAGGGTGTAGAGGACATCGAGCAGATCGCTGCGCACGTTGGCAGGCGTCTTCGCCGCGATCTTCGAGCGCGGATAGCGCAGGTCGATACGGGTCTTGCATGACTTCGCGGTGTAGTCGAGCGAGCGCACCGTCGTGATATCGAGCAGCGAAGGATCTTCCGTGCCCTCCGGCGTTTCCGTGTACGTGGTGATGGCACGCACGATCTGCACCGCGTTGCCGGGCCCCATTTGCAGCGGCGTGACGCCGTTGTGCAGTGCCTTCTCTTGCTCCGTGCGCCCCGGCCACGCCGCCACTGGCGTCACGTCCAGACCAGGGATAGCCAGGTTGTCGAACGGGCGCGCCGGATCCGATTCGGTCGCCACCGTTGCCGCGTAGGCCGGGCCAATCTGGGCGGGAAGACACAACGACTGTGGGTGCCAGGCAATCGTGACGCGCTCGCCATTCAGATCCCCGGCGAGCGTTGTTGCCGACGCAAGCGTGGTCGACGTGCCCGCGAAGCCCATCGTGCGGCGCTGCTCAAGCGGGTGCGAGACCGCATTGACGTGATCGCGCAGTTTCGTGAGCGCCGTCTCCGTCGCCCAGCAGATCGCGTAGATGGTGTACGCCGCGCCGAACACCTTGGCCAGCGCCGGAGCGATGTCCGGATCGTTCAGGCCGCCAGCGAATGGCGTGAGTGTCGCGGTGATGCCTAGTGCCTGATTCAACTGCGAAGTGACAATTCCATTGCCAAATTCGCCTTTGTTCTTGGCGGTGATGGTGACAGCGCCCGCTGTGGCCGTTGCTGTGACCGGAAGCTTGACCGCCTGGGTGATTGCATCAACGAGGCTGGCGGCAACCGTATCAGCGTCATCGCCAGACGAGACCTTCACGTCGACGCGGGCATTGCCGATGAACAGCGCAAACGCACCATCAGCCGTTGCAGTGCCGTCGAATGTGACAGTGCCATGCGCAGGCTGGCCAGCGGCCGCGTCATCGACAGCGATGACGGTCAACGCGAGATACCGGTTGGCCGTCAGGGCCGCAGTGACTGCGATGTGAGCGAGCGAGCCGTTGCCAAATGCATCGGCAGCCTGATCTTCACTATAGATATCCAACGGGACAAGGGCGTCGAGCTGACCTTCGGTCGTGCGCTGGCCGACGATGATCATGCTCTGATCATTAGCCGGAAGCGTGTTTAGCGCGGCCTTTGTGTTGAACTCGAAGTAATGCCCAGGCTTCCGGCCAGGTGGAATCTGGTAGATAGTGACGTTTGGACTCGACATGTCTTACGCTCCCTTGCCGCCACGCTTGGCGGTGGTCACCGGGGCTTCTGCATCCGGTTTGGCTTCGACGGCTTCGACGGCTTCGACCTGCGGCACGTCTTCAACGACCATCAGATCGCCGTCGAAGACGCGGCGCATGTAATAAGCGCTCTCTTTCACCACCCCCGCCTTCGCATCAGTGATGTACTTGCGCGAGTGATTCTCGCAAGGGACACGCACTCCCTTTCTCGCAATAACTTTCATGGGTTCTCCTTCAGAATCACCACATCCTCCAGCGAGGGCTCGCCATCGTTGGGCTCCAGGTAGTACTTCATGACCAGCGACCGGAATTCAGGCGATGGCGGATCGATCTGGCCGCCGTATTGTTCGAACACCGCACCGAGCGGGTCGTCGGGCCCACCCTGCGGGAAGCCACCGATGGACAGGCTGTCTTCCACCCAAGCGGTGTGGAACTCCATCGCGAACACCGATTTCGCGTCCGACTTGACACTGGTGTTAAACAGCGTCTTGATCACACCAGGTTGAAGCTCGCGAATGGGAAGACCCATGTCCTGCTGATTGAGAAGACGCCGCACACAGGTGATGAGCATGTTCGTGCCGACCTCGTCCTTGGCGACGCCGCCATGCCGAGTCGACTCCTCGCCGCGAATGTTTCGAGCCCCTACCATCACAGCGAACGTGGCCTCGGCCTTGAACTTGGCTCGGCTCGTGCTCACGGGATCGGTGCGCTTGACACCTGCGAACGTGACCCACACGGCCGGGAATCGACGCACGACGTTCTCGAAGTCGTCCATGTCGAACTCGCCGCCGTAGGTCTTGACCTCCTTGACCATGCTCCCCAGCCCACGCGCCAGGCGATCAACGATGGCGAGCTCGACGGCCGCAATGATCGGGACATATGCCGGTTTCACCGGCCGGATGGTCTCGCTCATCAATAGCCTCCGCGATCCCGGTTACTGAAGATCTTCGTGCCGCGATTGAACTTGACGACGTTCTTCGCCTCGACCGTGGCACCCGTTGCGTCAGCGCCGAGCGTTATCTGCCCGGTCGCGATCAGCTTCAGAAACTTGATCGCGAGGTCATACCGCTTCTGAATTTCCTCGGTGCACGTCGTGCCAGCCCCGGTCAGGTGATAGCGGCAGATATCGCAGCACTTGCTCGCAAGGAAGCGCGGCACGATCTGCAACGGCAGGCTGTAGCGACTGCCGAGGAAGGTGTCGATCTCGGCGCTGGCATCTTCGAGTCCGGCCGCGAGCACCGCGTCGTCAATCTCGCCGGTGTCGTTTCGATCTGTCAGGGCTCTGACTTCGTACTCGCCGAAGCTATTCACCATGTCCTGTCGCGTGGCGTAGGCCATGATTTATCGCTTCCCCTGATGGTCAGCGGACTTGGCCGTGGCGGCGGGTTTGGCCTGACTGGAATCGGTCTGGCCAGCGCTCGACTCGCTCGCGGCCTGCAATGCCTGCTCGCGGGCGTCGAGGGCTTCGGCGCGCTTGTCCAGTTCGGCCGCTTTCTCGGTGAGCGCCGTGTCGCGCGCATCCAGCTCCGACGCGCGCACGAGCAATGCGCCTTCGATTGTTTTCAGCTCGGACTCGAACCGGAACTGCTCCTCGTGACGCCTGTCCAGTTCCTGCGCGCGATTCGAAAGCTCCGCTTCGCGCCGACATTCACCAGCAGCGCACTCGCCCGGCTGACTCTCGACGGTGGTCGAACTGGTGGCCATGCGTGCCACGGCAGCCTTCACATGCGCCGAGTCGAGATGCTTGAATTTCTCGGCCTCGGCCATCGTTCGCTCCACCACCGTCTCGACGGCGACCAGCGACTTGTCCGTCGTGAGCGCCGTGTATTCGGTGGGACTCAACTGTGCGAGCACCAGCGTGATCGGCTCACGGCCGAACACGCGACCAGCGCGGCGGAACGTCTCCGGGCGCGATGCGACCCTGATCGCCGGGTGTTTCTGCTTTTCCATAATGTCCTCATCGATTTCATGACCGGAGCCGCTTGAGCCGATGCTCCGGTCACGCTTTCACCACGCGTATCGGCGTCGCGTGGCCGTTCTCTGGTGGCTGATTAGTGACCGGTACCGGTGGAGCCGGCCGCCAGCTGCCAGAAGCCGTAACCACCAGCCGCACGCGCCTCTGCGCCGAACTTGAACTGCTTGCGCATGAACACGTCATCAGCGGTCATATCGAACTGCGCCACGAACACCGGTGCCTTGCGCTCCTGATAAACGAAGGGGCGAACCGGCTTGGTGGCGTCGAGCAGGAACCACGCCGTGTCGGATTCGATACGGGCATCGCACACAACGGTGGCGGTGCCCTTGTACAGGTTGTTCTTGCCGTCCTCGAGGCGGTCGCTCGTCATGAGGGAGTTGGCTACGTCTTCCTGACCGGGGCCGACAAGCAGAATGTTCGGGCGCACATTCAGCGGGCGGCCCTCGTCGTCCTTGATCTTGCGCATAGCCGTGCGCATAGCTCCATACGAAGCCATCGCCGCCGCTTGAGTGGAAATGGAGAGCGGCATGTCGAACTTGTTCGACGCCACACCATCACCGACCGGGTGGTCGGTATCGAAGAAGTACTGGCCGTCGTAACAGGCGTTCTCGAAGCCGCCGTTGACCAGGGCGTAGACAATGTCGTCAGGCAACTGCGCTGCCGAAAAGCCCGCGCTTTGCGCCTGCGGGGCGTAGATGCCGAGGCGATCATCTTCGATGTCGTTACGGTCGACTTCGACGGTAGCTTCGAAGTCGTCGTTACGGACGGTGTAACCGTGCGCCTTGAGTGCCTTGATGTGCTTGTCACCGACCCACTTGCGCATGGCCGGGAAGCGATCCAGCCAGGCGTAGTGCTCTTCGCGGCCGACGGACGGCACTTTCATGGCGATCTGCTGCCAAGTGCTCGGAGCCGCGCCGAACGCATTATTGAAGATGGCGTTGATGCCCTGAAAGATGATGGCAATGGATTGCGCATTGACGATCATGTTGTTCTCTCCTTACTGAACCCACACGCCGTCAGCATCGATTTCCACCACGATGCCAGCCTGCGAGCGAGTTGCGCCGCCGTCAGTTGCGGCGACGGTCTGGTTGTCTACGATGAAACAGGGCTTGCCGAGTCCGGCCTGCAACACCGGGTCGGCACTGTCATTCGCCCACTGGAACGCCTTGAGGCGGCGCACCAGGACGAACATGTCGCCGTCCGCGCCCTTGCTGTTGTCGATGAATTGCTCGGCGCAGCCGAGGTAGGTCAGGTCGTCGGCGGTCTTGCCTTCGATGGCGTAGCCCGTGGCGTCAGCACAGACAATCAGGCCCGCGTGAATCACCGTCGCAGCCTTGACCGGCACCGGCACGATCTGGCCGTCCATGTACGGCGTGTTGCGATCCTCTGCAATGGCGGTCATTGGCCACCTACCTTGGACTTCGCGAAGTCCTCCTGCGACAAGCCAAGTTGCGTGCACGCCGCGATTGCTTCAGCCGACAGGGCGTTCGGGTCGGCAGCACCACCACCGGCCGGGGGCTTGCTGTTGGTCTGCATCTTCCCGAGAGCCGCCATCGGCGTGCTATTGGCCAGGTGTTGCTTGAGCAATTCGATGTTGGCCTTACCCAGCTCGCGCGCCCACGCTTCTTGGGACGGCAGCAGGTTGTTGCTGGCCAGGGCGGCAGTGACGAGACCGTCGACCTCGCTTTGCTGCTGGCCGCTGGTGAGCGCGGCGATCTTGGCCTGCATGTCGTGCATGACCTGGATCGGCACGAATTTGGCCGGGTCGGGCGTGGCATTGGTCAGCGCAGCAATCTGCGTTTGCTGGCCAGCGAGGTGCTCCGTCAGGTCGACCGGATTTTCCTTGGTCGCGCCGACCGTCTCGGCCAGCTTGGTCAGACTGACGACAGCCTCGGCCTCGGTCGCCGCCTCCGGCAGTCGCGTCACTAGCCGCAAGGCGGCCATAAGTGCACTCATGGGTAACTCCTGAGATTTGTCCGCCGGGATTGGCGGGGATTGCGGTGGGGTTTTGTCACCGGCGAGACGACTGGCGGCGGCGAGTTGAACCTCGTCCAGGTCGTCTAGCGCCGGGTTGTTGGTAAGGGCTGCATTGAGCAGCTTCGTGACGTTGCCGCTCTTGTCGTAGGCGAATATCGGAGAGATGTATCGATACTCTTCGGCGTCAATGGAAGCGGCCGCACGGGCCGTCCATTTCACGTCGGTGGCATACAAGCCCTGGCCGGGACGCCATTCCAGCGTCTTGAACCAGCCAGCAGCTGGGGCCGGTGCAGGCTGGGCGCTTTGGGCGGCATACAGGGATTGGTGCTCCCAGTCGATCACCATCGGCTTTGCGCAGGCGGCAAGGGCCGACACGATCTTTTGAGCGTTCTCGTCGGTCAAGCACCAGGCGGCGCACTCGAACGGGCGACCGTCGTTAGCGCGAAAATCTCCGGCAGGCACCAACTGCACCACGCCCGTGCCGGGCGTGATCTGAATCGAGAGGGAGGCGATGAGTGGCTTGTCCATGTCGCCATGTTGGCGATTTATGAAAGCCTGGGGATGCTGGCGGATGTCACCAGCTTTGGGGCGGATGGGGCGTCGCTAATATATATAGGCGACACCCCAGAACGGGTTACAGAAGGCAGGAATTGGCACCCCGGAGGCGCGAGGCTGGGATTTGCACCGCCACCCCGATAGCGGAATCGACACTAACGGGGGGTCTAAACACGATGGCGGGCTTCGCGTCCTGCTGCCTATGGTTTGCTATACCCCCATAGTCGCAGCGGCTTAAACGGCCGATTTTTGAAACGATGGGAATCCTGGGCCGCCATCAGTCAAACAGGCGACGCAGATACGCCGATACCTCAGACTCGGCATTCTGGCAGTCGGACTCGGTCATTGAGAAGAACGGGCGGGCCGGGATGTGGATCGACCAGCCCTCGGAGCGCGTCCAGCGCTTGACGGACACTTGCTTGTGGCCAGCCTTCGCGAACACGGCCAGGTGCGGGTGATCGGCCTGGCGCAGCAACTTGCCGTCACGCCCGGTGCGCAGACGCACGTGGCCCGACATTGGGTGGCGCTGGATCGTGCCGCCGAACTGGTGGATCGCGGCGTAGACCACGTTCGTACTCACGCGCGCCGTGTTGGCATCGTGGCTCGGGTGAACGCTGCTGGCCAGGCGGCCGCTGCGCTGCAATATCTTGTGATCGCCCGCCGACGCCCCCATTCGCTTTTTTGTCTTGTCGCTCAACCCCAACCAGCGCGGGCGGCCTTGCTCGGCAAAATTATCTTCCACAGCGTTGTGCATGAGGCCAGCAAGAAGCCCCATCAGTGGCGTCGCATCCTTCAGAAGCGCCTGATAGCGCTCCATCTGAGAATCGAACATTGACGTATCAATGACCAGTTCATGCATTTGGTATACTCCTTGTCACCGCAGTCGTATATCCCGGCCTCGCTGCCGGATCGATGAAGGACTGCGATACGAATGGCCGCGAGCGAGCGCGGCCATTCTCATTTCTGCGGCCTGCGATAGCGCAGGAACGTGCCACGCTGCTTATCTATATAGGCGCGCCTAGCATCCTCCGATTTCCCCACCTTCGCCGGAAAGGTAGTTACGCCAGTCCACCCGGCGCTGCCCTGCTCGAAAACCGACAGCCCCCAATCACCGGCCGCCGTCTCCAGCGCCCGGATATATCTGCGGCGCAGCGACCACTCGCCCTCGACCTGCGTCCATGCCAGCCAGATCTCGTCCGGATCTTTCAGCGCGTCGGCCAGCAGGCGCATGTACGGGCCACGGTCGAATTTGTCGGCCTTCCAGTGGCCAGCGCCATCCTTGAATAACCCGTCGTTGATCGTGAGCGATTCGCCCGTCACATCGGGATAGACGACAGGATTCGCCTCGGACGCACCGAACTCCGACAGGAAGGCATCGGCATACTCTGCAGCCGACCGACCGGCAGGCAGCAGCGCATTAGGCTTCACCAAGGTGACGGCGGGCAAATCGGGCAGGCTCGCACCAGACGGCAGCGTCTGCGGGAGCGTGTCCATCGGCGGCGGCGTAAACGGAGCCGCCCATTTCGCGCCCGGATTGGCACCGAAGCCGGGATCCGGCATGAGCTTCTTGCCGGTGGCCGGGTCTTTGTAGGCCAGCGCTGGCTGCGTCTGGCCGGTACGGTCGACGATCTGTACCTCGACCATGTGTCCGTCGCTGTTGCGTACTGGGACGCCGTTTTGCTCCACGTATGCAGCAGTACGGGTTCGCACACGGCACCGGCAGTTGAAACCGTTCGGTGGGTAGATCGTCTGCCAGATTGGATCGTCGTAGCGGTAGACCGCTCCGGCAAGTGCCCGGTGCGCGGGCCGGGTTCGGCCATCGAGCACCGCCACGTACTCCCAATACGGGTGCGTGTCGGCCATCTCCATCTGCGCCGCGTACCGGCCTGCCATATACGACGACTGCATGTTCGTGCGGAAGATCGTTTGCAGGCGGCGCGGCGTCAGGCGCTTGCCTTCGATCTCGCCTGTGGCCGGATCGACAATCATGCCCTTGCCAAGCCAGCCCTTGCGCTCCAGCACCGGCCCCAGCTCGCGCTTGAACTGCTCGAACGTCGTGCCGGTGGCCAGCGACTTGTCCAACGCCTGGCGAATGTCTTGCAGGACATCGACCTTCATCACACCCGCGACGGTGAACGCCTTGGCGTGGGCCTCGGCGGCAACGTCCTGCCACCGAAAGCCTATCTTGTACCCCTTTGAGCGGAAATACTCGATAGCCTTCTCCGGCGGCAGGCCCATCGCAAAAGCGAGGTCAATCGACATTCAGGCGCCCCCACACGTCTGCCACGAAGATCGCACGGGCCAGAATCTCGGCGACCTGCGATTCGTCCATGTCCGGGTACGCCTCGAGCAGCCCCTCAATGGCGACATCGGGTGTCTTGCCATCGCGCACCGCCTGGATGACTGGCGCAAGCATCGCCGCCATCGCGTCGTCCAGTTGGGCGGCAGGCAGGTTGTCAGCTGCAACATCGAGCGCGTGCTGGTCAGGGTAGACGATTTGGCCCTGCGCGTTGGTAAGCACCGCACGGTAGGTCAAGCGAGAATTTGCGACGGTTTTGGCACTCGCGGGCACGCTGTCAGCGACCGGTCGTAGCTCCTGGGGCAGACTCATTTGCGGCTGCGGTACTGTCAACACCGCTTCACCTGGCTTCGGCGCCGGAATCGACAGCTTTTCGCGCACGAAGTCCACGCCCATCGTCAGGCCCATGCTGACTAGCTTCGGTAGCGCGTCAGCGTATGCGGCCATGTCCTCAGGCTCCTGCGTCTCGAAGACCAGGCGCGGACACCGCAATGGCGATATGCCACCGCGATTGATCAGGATCATCGGCAGGATCAGCTCGCGCGTGATGGTGCGCTCGATCTGGCGCGCGTCCGAGGTGAGCAGGTCGTGTCGCACCTCGTTGTGCACGTTACCCAGGGCATTGGTTGATGACTTGCCGTCGGCCTGGCTGGTCAACGTCCCGCCGAGGATGACCTTGGACTGGGTGCTCTCGCACCAGCCGATCATTGCCATGAATGGCTGATGCGAGCCGTCCGCCGCATCTTTGAAGTCGATCTCCATCTCCTGGGGAATCACGGCCGCAGCGTTATGCCCCAGATCCACGATGGCGGCGAACAAGTCATCTTTCTCAGCGTCAGTGGCACCCGACCCGTATTTGCCGATTCGCATGGGCAGCCCGTGGATTTCCAAGAACTCGCCCAGGTCGCGCGCGCTGTAGTTCTTGAAGAGGTACGTCCACGCCAGCACGCGGTGCAGACCGCACCGCGCGATGTACCCCGATTTGGCTCGGTGGCGATGTACGATCCAGCCACCGGGCCACAACGGCTCGCCCGCCATGTCCGCGCTGCATAGCCGGATTTCGTCGAGGTTATCGGGCGGATTCATGAACCAGCCCTGCGGCCGGTGGTGAAACGCCTTCGGATACCACAGCTTGCCCAGGCGCGACCATTCAATCTCCTGTGGCGAGAAGCCTTGCCCGAGTGCGTCCATGCAGTCCAGCAGCAAATCCTCGAAATACGGCATGTCCATGATCCACTCGCGCACCTCCTCCGTGAGCTTCTGCTCTGCGGCGGTTGCGTTCTTCGGCGGCTGGATGTCGTAGTCGAGCGTGAGCAGCGCACGCTTGCGCTTACTCATCTCGGCGGCAATGTGACCATCCTTCTCTTCCATCTCCATGCCCAGGTCGGCCTGCTCGCGCAAGTGCCCGCGCTCAGCAGCGTCGAGTACCTGATAGAGCTTGGTCGGCGTCATGCCTCGCGTGGGATGCGTTGGGAAGGTCTGTCGCAGCCAGCCCACACGAGACGACTGCGGATCAGTCAGCGCTTTACGCTCGAACGGCACGCCATTCATATCAACGATCTTGCCCATGATTACCTCTAGATTGCCCCGTTGCCGAAACGCCCTCGTGCGGACGGTCGATCCCGCATCGGGTCGCGCCGCGCGTCGGTGCCGGAGTTGCCGCGCTTGGGAACCGGGATGTAGCGACTGCCATACGCTCGCCCGCGCGTCTGCGCGATCATCCATAAGATGTGCAATGCAGTAAGGCCGTCGTAGTGGTGGCCGCTTTGCTTTTCTGGCCAGGTATCCAGTTCCGCCAGGAGCGTTGTCTGCGCCTTGTTGAAAATGATTTGCGGCGCGGCGATGTCCGTGACGAACGGCTCCAGCGAGTCGATGCGCACCTCGGGTGCAACGGTGGCCGTCACGCCGACAAGCGGCAGCGGGACGCCTTGTTGCAGGCCCGCCTTGATCAGACTCTGCCGCGCCCACTCGTAGGCGTTGTTGTTCTCGAAGCCGATGGCCAGACAGTTGAATTCCTTCTGCATCTTGATCAGGTCGGACTCCAGCTTGGACGGCACCCGGCGTTTGATCTCGGCAAGCAGAACGTGGAGTTTCAGTGAATGCACATCCAGGCCACCAACGACAATCGAGGATGGGTCGCTCTTCTCGTTCGCGCCCATCGACGGATCGCACGCGCCGAAGATCAACCACTGCGCAGCACGGTGTTCCCAATAGGTGATGTGGCTGAACACACGATCCTCATCGGCGCGTCCGTCACCCTGCATTTCGGTCGCGAAGGCGCGCGGGGATTTGGCACGCTGGCGCATCAGCCAGAAGAGCGAGCGCACTTGCGGCCACGACGTGACCGCGCCTTCGTCCATCATTTCCTTGTTCTCTAGATAGAACCGATATGACGGCAGCTCGGTATCGTCCAGCACCTTGCCTTCTTCCTGCGCGGCCGCGATGGCGCGCCGGTCGACGTTGAGCATCAGCTCCTGGCATTGCTCCCACAGATTCATATGGGTGGGGAACACCTCGATAGCCTTGAACGGATGCACGGTATGCCCGACCGTCTTATTGGCGCGCGAGATGGGATCGTCCTTATTCAGAACGGTGCCCACGCCGATGAACTTGACGGAGCCGTCAGGCGGGCCGAGGTATTCGGTCGCCTTCTCTAGCCACGTCCAGCGGTTGTCGCGCTCCGTAGCGCTCTTGGCCTCGGCATCGGTGATCAGGTCATCGCCGAAGAGCACCTTGGGGCGGCTCGCGCCGTGGAACGTGCCGCGCACCGCCTGCTCGGCACCGAACGGCTCAATCTTTACGCCGTTCTTCGTGACGATCTCGCCGACCTTCCAGTTGGGCCCTTTGCCGCAGATCTCTGGGAAGTCCAGCGCCAGCGCAGAATTGACGGTCAGCTCCGTCTTGATGACTTCGAGCAGCTTGGTCGGCAGCGAAGTTTCCGCGCCGAGTAGCAGTAAGTAATCGAGAAACGCCGGGGCGTTGCCTTGCCAGCCGACCTCCCGCCGGATCTCGTCGCGTTGGAGCAAACCCAGGGCGACGACGAAAACAGGCCCAATCTTCGTGGCCAGCGACGATTTTGCCTCGCCACGGGGAGCGACCCACCATTCGCGCACGCCGTTCGGCATGAGCAGCAGTTGGGGGAAGATCTGACAGAAGTGCGCCTGAAACAGCGATGACTCGCCGCGAATGTGGTGCGGGAAGTAGTTATATGCGAAAAACCGGAAATCGGCGTCGCAAAGCACCCGTTTTCGCCGAGACGCTATAGCGTCCGGCGACGGATCGAGACCGGTCGAAAAGGCATCGATATCCCGACGAAGAGACGATGCCAGTTCGGCCAGATCCGCCAAGAACTCTTTATCCGAAAAGGCCATGGATCCCATGCTCTTTTCACTCTCCTTCAATCATTCGACTAATGAACACCTGGGGCAAATCCATGGTCCGGGGTGGCCAATGCCGATCACGGATGCAAGAACTTATGCAGACAGCAGCACAGGTAATAACCGGTGACAGATACATGGAAATCATGTGGCCATTGAATGACATGTTTCGATCATGTCTTCACCGGATTAACGTATTGCCATACGACGCAGCGTTCGAAGTCGAGGCGGACGAAGCCATAGACCGGATGCAGAAAGACATTGCAACCGCATGGCAGGGACTCTCCGATGGTGCTTGGCGCGTTCTACTGGAGCGACACACACAAATGATCGTGGTTGCCCTTGCGAATCAACGCGAACGAAACCCACTCCTCACTTTGCCGCCTGGTCCGCCGCTTTCTGACGAGGAGCTACGCATCGGGCTAGCGCTCTACTTCCTGCATCGAATGAAGCTCCCTCATCCACCAGCAGACAGATCGCCAAGCGAAACGCCTTCCAGTCCCGACGCGAAAGGCCATTAGCAAGTGATACGACCCGCTTACGTTGGCGCTCCATGTCGTTCGTGGAGAATAGTTGCTGACGTATTTGGGTCATTTCGTTTTCCCGTTTGATCCATAGGTCTTTGTGAGTGCATCGCCGAACGGCATGAGGACGTCCGAGAATGCCTGGAGATATTGCGGATACTGCTGTTTCACAAAATCAGCCAGCAATCGCATTACACCCATCGCGACCGCCAATTCGTTCGTTTCGGTCAGCACTCTTTTCGACGCGCCAATCGTCTTGTTGTAGGCGTCGGCCAATGACGCCAGCAACTGAACCTTCTTCGCCGGTGGAATGTCTGGCGACTCCTCAACGAGAACCATCGTCGCCTGGTACTGCGTGATCAGGCCGACCAGCATCTGGCGGGTGATATCCTCGATCGCACCGCCCGAAAACAACTGCGCTGCCAGTGCCTTGTCCCAATCGTCTCCACCGTCCTGCGCGTCCTGTTTCCAGCGGCATGCCGTGGCATACGACACGTTCGCCGCAGCGGCCGCTTGCTCAAGCGGCATCCGATCAAAGACATAGCGGCGACGAACCTTGTCTCGGACGCTTTTCGGATAGGCCATGTCGTCAGTGCATCAGTGCAGCGAGGATCAACTGCATGCCGACCGTAACCACGGCTGCCGCCATGCCACCCGCGAGCGCGCCTGCAACAGTGCCGCCAATGACCGACCGGTCGACGATCTGCTCAGTCTGCTCACGCACGATGCGCAACTTCTCGTTCAGATCCCGCAGCAATACGACCAGGCGCTCATCGTCAGAGGTCGTGCGGTTCATGCTTGCCCTCGCGTCAGTAGGTTTGTGAGCTTCTTGTCCAGCACGTCCCAGCCGTTCCGGAACTCCTCGCGCAGCAACTTGAAGTCGTCACGGGTGACATACTTACCGGCCATCGTTTCCCGCATGCTGGCCAGCTCACGCTGCATGCCCCTGATTTGCTCGCCTTGGTCTCGGTACGATGCCCACATAGCGCGGATGAAGAAGAGCAGGCCGAAGTTGATGATGGCGAGCAGGACTGAGATGAGGTAGATCAGCCCGCCATTACCAGAAAACAGTTGTTGAATTGTGGGTTGCATGGTCGTTCATGTATCGATAGTTAGAAGAGTCTTTGCGCCGGTTTTGGCACTACGGCGGCTTTTCGCTCGGCGGCAACGATTCGCTCGATGCGTCGCGTGACCCGCGCAGAGACTGCCACGCGACGATCCACTGGCCGACAGCGGAATAGCCACCAACGCAGCCGAGGTAGATCAGCCACGTGTAGATCGTGAGTTGATGGGTAAAGCCCTGGTAGAGAAAGACGGCCGTCGCAGCGGCTGATGCGATGCTCGGCCATAGTTGCAGGTGGCTCAATCGGCCGTTCGCGTCGGTGATCAGTTCGCGCAGGTTCATTGCCGCCCCTCAGCCGACCGCGATCTGACCGCCGCACGCCTTGTAGATCTCGGCAAGTGACGCGAGGCTGTTCTGGTGCTGGCCGTAGCTATTTCCCGGCAACGACGCCCATATATTCGAGCAGGCGGCAATCGCCATTGCGAATTGCCCGTGCTGGATCATCTCCAGCGCACCCTGCTCCCGGATCTGCTGAAGCGCGATCATGTCCTGCGATAGCGGGCTGAAGTCGGGAAGGTCCAGTTCCTTGGCGTAAGGCGCGAACCAGCGATGCAGCAATTGATAGCGGCCAGCGGCCGTCGAATCCAGCTCGTGATTGAGCACGTTCGGATGCGTGTCATACGAAGGGAAGGTGAGGAGCGACGGAGCGAACTCGCCGCCGCAGCTCTTGCGCATGGGGCCGTGCGAGCCGACCAGGACGTTGTAGCCATCGTCGCTATTGGCGAGCGTCCATGCGTCGATCTCGCTGCGAGCTACGGTATCGAGCAGCGCGATAACGTTCGCGCCGCCCGCCACCTCCGGTGAAATTCGTGCCATCGAGTTACTCCTGTCCGTGTCATGTAGTGACATGCAACATCACGAAGTAACTTTACGTTTGTGGTAGCGCTTGTGCGGGCTGGCGGATGTCACCACCAATGAAAAAGCCCCGCACAGTGGCGGGGCCGAAAGGTATTACAGGAGAGAGTCAGAACAACGTGCCCTGATCGTCAATCGGTACGTCGTCTGTCATTTTCAAGATACGCCACACGTGACGGTCGGCGATATGGTATTTCTTCGCCAGTTTCGCCACGCTCCCACGTGAGCCGTATTCCCGCGCCAGTTTGTCAAACTCACTACGAATGGCACGACCACGCAACTCACGCATCGCCCGCTCGCACTTCGGCACATACAGATTGTTCCCGCCGAAGTACTTTGAGATGTTGGTCGCGGCGCGATACCCTACGATCTCCGATAACGCTTCGAAACTTGCCTCGCCGTCCCGCCGCGTTGTCAGATAAACCGGCACCGGGAAGGTGGTGCCGCCCAGTTGCTCCACGAGACGCGTCGCCTTGGAAATGCCAATCACCCGAACCAACAATTGAGCCACCTCGGGAAGAAGGTGTTCAACGTCGCCGAAGTTCATTGCGCCTCCTATCCGCATCCTTCTGCAACGCGGCGATAAGCATGGTCAGTTCTTCGCCCTGGCAAAACTCGATGGCGTCCACCTTGCAGATGCGCTTTACCATCCCTTTCGTGATGTAGCTCCAAGATCGTCCGGCGTCCGCGAGCAGAGCTTCAATCTTTCGCAACTTCGGCTCGTAGATTGTGGCGACCTTGGGGCGACGGCCGAGCGACTCTTTTGGCACAAAGCCGGAGCGTTTCATGTGACGCAGCACTCGCTCGGCCGTCGCCGGAGTCAAGTCCTTGGCTGACCTGACTCCCGCCGCCTCAAAAAGCATTGCACGGTACGTGTCGTCGTCCATGCCGAGTTTCTGCCGGGCAACATGGATCAGGGTCAGCAACTTGCCCGATATCACTTTTTCCTCCAGAACCAACGGAGCAAGTCACGGCGGCAAATCCAGCCGAACGAGACCAGCCCGAAGATGATCACGTACATGTCGGCCGTCATGGCGTCACCTCCGAAGCAGGAGGTGCGCCGCCTCCAAGATTCACGCTAACCGTCGTGCGCTGACTTGGCGTGACCACCTGGACGCTTTCGCAGACCTTGCAAAGGTGATTGATTGCGGAGCGTCCATTCGGCCAGTCGGGCATGAAGTACGTCACCGTGTCGCTGTAGAACGGATCCTTCTTCACGTAGCGCTTGCCGCAAGCCTTCTCCGCTGCGCGCCGGGTCTTCGCCGAACAGACCTTGCGGACTGACCTGCGCAGGAATTTCTGCTCCGGCAACGGCGTTTCGTTCCATGCCCACCGGTACGAATACTCGCCGTTCACATAGGTGATGACGCGATAGACCAGGCGCTTCCACGGCCGCACTGAAAGCGTGACCTTGAAGCCGTCGCACATCAGGTCGACACGCCCATACGGCAAGGCCAGCTCTTCCTCCAGCTCGGCCCGCTGCTCTTTGCTCAAACTCATGGCAATCTCCGATGGGTTAGATAGCAGCGATGTCCAGGCTGATCGCCTTGTACTCTTTCGTGGACTCGTCGCGCTCGTAGATCCGGACATACGGCTTTGTGCCCGTCACACGAATGCTATCGACAATGGCGCGCATCGCTGTAGCCCACTTGGGGTCGTCAATGTTCAGACGCCGCAACCCGAGGACGCGGCCGGTATTCACGTTGCCTTCTTTGTCGACTTGGAATGCCTCGTTGATGATTGCCTTGACCTTGCCATCGCTATCCTTCGTCCATTCGCGCAAGCACTCGTCAATGAGTTCCTTGGCCGCTTGCAACTGCTCGCCGAACTGGATGCGTTCCGCGATTTGACGAACGACCTTGTATCGTCCATCGAACGTCATCAGCGTGACGTTTCCCTTGGCTCCTCCGGACTTCACGCCGTACTGCTCGAAGCTCGCTGCTACAAACGCCTCGATATCAGTAAAGGCGCGCAGCTTGTATTCCATCAGTTCCGCCTGCACGCGCAGCGCTTCTTTCACCAAAGCGCGCACCGTTTGGTCGCGCAATTCGTCAATTGGCTTGACCATCCCCTTGGGGATAAGCCGACCGTGCGCGTCACACGCAAATCCATCGGGAATTTCTTGTTCCATTTGATATCTCCTGAATTCGGATCGTTTAGTGGCGCGGGCTGCTACGGACGTATGTCTCGACAAAGTTCGCGACAGCTTCGAGCACACCAGCCTGGTCACCCTCAAGGTGAGCCGTGACGAACGGCCACACGCCGTTGCCAAGGCTCTTCAGCGAGGCTTCAAGCCGCTCGGAGCGCAATGCCTGCTCGATGCCAGCCCGGTGGGCGTCGTCAAGCTTGAGTTGCAGCACTGCCACGTCGCCAAGTTGCCAAGGGTCTTCGAAACCGGACTTGTATTCCGGCATCGGCTCGCCGGAAGTCTTGGCGCGGGCCGATTTCTCCCAATGCTCGATGTGGCAAAAGTCCGAGAAGTCATTCATTTCCTCGAACGCCTCACGCAGCTCAGGCAAGGCGTTTAGTTGATGCTGAAGCAGTGCCGCCACCCCGCGAAAGTCCCCGCGCAGATGTTGCCGATAGACATGGTTGGCGAACAACGTCAGCAACTGATATTTGCCGTACACCGTGGACAGTTGAGTCGAATGCGCGAGCAGCTCACCGTTGACGCGGCTCAACTCAGCGCGTAGCTCGTCTGCGCTACGGAGCGAAATGGGATTGACGATGGTCGGGCGTTGCTGTGCGTTCATTGCGCTGCTCCAGTGATGAGGTCGATGTTGATGGCGTCGAGGAAACCAACGAGCGACGCGCGCTCGCCGGATGTCAGGAAGATCTCCTTGTTCTTCTTCGTGATACACAAGCGCCCGTCCGTGTAGAAACCGCACGAGAAGTCACCGTCGTCAGACGTTGACTGCGCGACGGCCTTCCGCGGGCGACCACGCGCTGGCGCGCCAACCGGCAGGAACTCGCGGATGAGGGACTGGGACGGGTGATAGAAAACAACCGATCCACGCCCCTGGGGGTCTTTGATCACCTTGCCGTTGGTGATCGACGGGAGAAGCAGGTCACTGATATCTTCAATGCTCAAATTGCATCCGTCCGCTACCTGAGCAGCCGACGATCCGGGGTGCTCTACGATGTATTTCAGGATGGTTTCCGTGTGCGTCATTTCGTAGTCCTAATAAAATGTTGCGTATTTCCGCTGAAAAAATGTGATTGACTCTGGTTAGGCGATCTCCTCCCTTTCAGTCCAGATGACGCGAACGTCATTCAGGCGAAACTGGCCCTTTCGGGTTCGGACGCCATCGACAACGGACTCGACGTAATACACGGCCGTGCCGTCCATGACCTTTGCGATGCACTCGCTGGTCGGCTCCAGTTGCACGGTTGGCGGCATGTGCTTCGAATGCTCAAAACCTAGGGGAACCAAGCCCTTCGCCTCCAGCTCACCGATGGTGCGCAGAATGAGCGCGGGACTGGACGTAAGGCTCGCAACCGCTTCGCCAGGGAGGTTGGCGGGAAATTGTGTGTTCATCGTCTACTCCTTTGCACCTGCGGTTTGCCTTGAGCGATTAGAGGCTCCTTTTGCGGGGCAATTGACACAGACCCGACACGCTCGCCACTGCGGCATCTCAAACGGCTTGTTCATCGGCATTCGTCGCATCGCGATTTCGTGGCAGTCATCCAGCGACAATACCTTTCCCGTATGCGGACACTCGACAGCGCACAGGCTTGTCAAGACTCGCGCCTGCATCCTGTCCGTCTTGCCCGGGTACTTGCCGCTAAGTAGTAGACTCACTGACGTCCGCGACACCTTCAGTCGCTTCGCGATCTCCGTGGCCGACTCCTTTTCGACGGCGGCGCGAAGCCGCTCCAACCAATTCGGAATCTCAGCAAACATCACTTCCAGCCTCCTTGCTCCAGACAACGCGCTTCAGATTCTGGTCGTAGACGCTGCGTCGCTTCTGCACCATCGGTGGAAGTGGCCCGGTGTATTTCCCAGGCATGAGGCGATACCTTGCCGCCTTCGCGCCTGCCGCCCGGATGCCGCGCCGCGCATCGACCTCTATCCTCACGTATCCGGCCAGCACAAGAAATCTGACGAAATTCTGCGCGGTCATGGCGGCGATTTGGACGTCCTCTGTCGAGGCAGCCAGGGCCAACTCCGCCACGGAGAAACTTCCCAGAATTCGCATGGTTCGCCACAGGTTCTCGCAGTACGTCGGCGGAAGGACGTTGCCGCGCAGGTCGATACGGGGAGCCTCGATGCCTGCATCCTTCTTTAGGCGGTACCGCCCTGCATTCGTCACGCGTGCGCGCTGGCCGGTGACTTCGATATAGCCTGCCGTCTGCAATGACCGAAGGTACTTGCGGGTCGTCTCCGTCGACACGCGGCTGCACGTTGCAACTGCTCGTGCTGTGAATTCGGCTCGGTTCTCTCGTATCGCCTCCCAGATCCGTTGACGTTGAACGTTGCCTCCGACGGCATCACCTTCCGCTTCAATAGGCTTCATAGCCATGTTTTTCCTCCTAGAACAGTTGACGCGCTCACACTCGACGCTTCGGTGCTTCGCCGGTGTAGAACTCCCTGTCGCCCCACGATGCCAGGGTCATCGTTTCGGCCCCAAGCTGGAGCCCGCTCTCCTGGATGTTCTCCAGATTCGTACAGATCCGGCGGACGGAACCGTGGGCCACGTCAACCAACCGCCGGAGCAAGTCCTCCCCAACAGCAACCTTGGGGCAGTAAATTCTTGCGAGCTTCCGCGCGTCCTCAATGGATCCGGGTTGTGCGGGCACCCACGCCAGCACCCGGCCGTGCATGCGCTCCCATCGCTTGAGCTTGCTGGGCAGGCCTTCCTCGCCAATCATCAGAATCGGCATTTGGCTGCTTTCATAGATGTCTCGCACCAGCTCGACAAGATTGCGACTCACCATGTGGTCGAACTCATCAACGATCAGCGGGCGTCCGCTCGCTGCCAGCTCCTCCGACACGACGTCGACCATGTCGGGCACCGTCAGCCTTCCCTCATGCTGGATGCCCATCTCGTGCATTACAGATTTTAGGAAGTGAGTTTTCGTAGTGGATGACTTCGCCGCCACGTATCTGGCGCGCCGCTTGTTCGCCACATAGGCAGCCGCAAAGCTCTTTCCGAAACCCGAAGGGCCGTACAGGCACACAAGCGCCGGAAGACTATCGCTACGGGTCAGTGCACGCTCGAGCGCCATGTCGCACAGTGCGATGTTCTGCGTTTGCGCAATGCGGTTGACTGTCGGTTTGTCGGTCGTTGCAATTTCTGTCATGATTCACCTGTGTTTAGTTGGGTAGTTCTTAGAGGCTGGCGAGTTGCCCCTCGCCAGCCTCGTCATCGTGGCGCTTCTGCACCGCAAATTCTTTGCTCTGCTGATATCTCTCGTAAAAGCGGGCATCCTCCTCGGTAAGTACGACACCGTCTCTGCGTTGGTTTCTCAGATCGATCCAGCGCGCATATCTCTGCTCTGGCGTGTTCCATTGCTCTTGGGCCGTCTCGTCAGGCACGCTATCCACCAACACCTGCACCGCCGGTTTGATCGGAACGATTTCCGCATCAACGATGTGCGCATCCAGATCCCCGCGACTTATCCGCCCCAAACCCGGAATGTTCAGCACGTCGCCTGATTCCGCAGTCAAAGCGCGACGTCCCACGTATTCGGCTTCCACCTCCTCTCGTTTCTGATCCAATCGCTTGATACGAGCGTCCCGGCGCTTCTCGCGAGCCTGTTCGATGACAGACATCGGGAAATATGGAGCCTCGTTGGCACCAGCGTCGGCTGAGCAGATGTAGCGACCATCTGTGTGGTGAATCCACACTCGGTGAGCGTCATGCACGTCGTAAGCCACGTGCACCAGGTCTCCGTTGAATTCGGTGAGTGCCTGGCTGAAGTAGCGATTATTGAAGAGCACAACCTCACCGCGCTGCACCACGCGCTCGATGCGCGGGCGGAAGACTCGATTCACTTCATCCGCCCCCAATTGCATCGGCTCCCACCCCTTGTCGCGGAATCCTGCGAGAACGTCCGCTGGCGACATGTGCCTGCGGCGGCCGCTCTCGGGGTCAGTGAATTTCGGCAGTGATCGGTGTGGGCGCTTGTTGTACTCATCGACTTGGTCGGCACAGAACAAGACGAAATTGTCCCAACCAATGAGAGGCATGACTCCCCCCTTTCGCACCGCAGCACGCGTAATCTTGAAATGCGCCAGCCGGTGCTCACGATCTACGCTCGACCCAACATAGCTGTGCAGTAACTTGGCAGCCTCGACCCAAATTGAGCGATGCGAGCGTTCGATTACGCCCTTCGCCTGGGAGTTATAGGGAAGCGAATGCTTCACCTGGAACCCAAGCAAACCTTGAAGCCCGGTGCCTTCTTTCTTCAGCAGATGGTTGTTGTATCCAGATCCGTTGTCGACGTAGAAGATGCTGGGAAGTCCATGACGCACAGCGGCGTCACTAATCGCTTCCAATACGACAAGGCTGGATTCGGACAGGCCAATCGAGAAGCCCACGATCATGCGCGTTGCGATGTCAATGATCGCCGTGATCTCCGGGCGGAACGGACGACCGTGCAATGGATGCTGAACTTCCGCATCAAAAGTGTGACCGTCCGCGCTCCATACGTCATTTGGCAACAAATCAGCGAAGGTGCGACGCACGAACGGGCGCAGGTTCTTCAGCTCTCGTGGCCCCATCCGACCAATCTCGCGAGAGACCTTGCCGAGTTTCCCGAGGAATCGGCGTACTTGGTGGATCGTGGGCAACTCCCAATCGCAGCCCGCGTGGTATGCCTGGGCAAAATTGCGGTATGCCATTTCGACCGAAGGTTTCTGCGGAAGCTGATAGAACTCGCAAAAGGGCTTGGCCCATACCGGCGGATCGTAGTCGACTTCATTGAACTTCGGCACTAGATCGCCAGCCTTGCCCTGCGCCAGCCAGCGCTTGAGCGTACGAACACTGGGGAGGCCGTTCCCCTTGCGACCACGGCTATCACGGGCGGCCCGGAGCATCATGACGACGTGATCATCGAGCGCCCCTGAAGCCGCCTGATCCAGAAGAGTCTCCATGGCAGACTGCCGCGACATGCCACACTGCAACATCAAGCGATCAAGCGTGGTCAGGATTCCCTTACGGGCATCTGCCGTCAGGCGTTGCGCATCGGTCTCGATAAGATCCGACCGCTTCCCCTCTCTGGATCGTGGATCGACGGGAACCAGGACGACACTTGCCAACTGATTGGCGGCACGCTGGCGAATCTGAGACATTAGCGCGGCCGGAGGAACGTATTCCTTACGTGTCCCGCCGATGCCCGTCGATGCTCGAACGGGCCAGCCCTCCCGATCCGCTTTGGCTGCAATCCCCACCTTTGTAGAAGGAAGACCATCCAACCCCATTGAGACGAGCTCGGCGCATGAGTAATGCGACTTCACAGCGCCGGTCATTTCCGATCACCCCCGTTCGCTTTGCACTTTTTTCGACTAAATCGTGCGGCACCGATATACTTATGAGCGTAACGCGGCCTAATTCGCTGCCCCTCCGGGGTCCAGCGATCAGGCCACAAGACGTAAAGCGGTACTTGGATGAATGCGCTGATGGCCTTCTCCCCTGAGGCAACAGGTCGCACGCAAGCATTTCGGACGTTTGAAGGTGGTATTCCGAACATCTTGGCGAGTTTTGTCATATTGATCCCCTTCTTGCGGATCGCAGCCTTGATGTCCTCTTTGTGCCATCCGTCATCGTGGCAAGTACCCATAACTGCTCCAAAAATTGGACTGGCGAAAGCGCCGTTTTTTTGGGATCAACAAATCCCAAACGTCATTTCTAACGAATCGTAAGTGCAAAGAAGTGCAAAGTCAACCTCATTTTCTACTTTGCACTTAACAGCACAAACGCTCGCGGAGAAATTGACAAGCAACTACATGATTTAATTATAAAAATGGCGAATTCAACCTTATCCCCGGAGTGCAAAGTCAAACTTAGCGCTTCGCAAAAGGCAAGTGCAAGGTGAAACGTCTTCTGTCAGCACGCGAAATCGTAGCCATGAAATTGCCGGACTTGCCGACGACAAAAATCGGCATAGCCGCGCGGGCGGAGCGCGAGGGGTGGTATTCAGAGGAGAAGACGGGTTTGGGCGGCACGCGACGCGTCTTTCGAGTGCCGGAACAGTATTTCCAAGGCACTAGCGCAGAACCTGGGCACGAAAGAGACCAGGGGCGCACAGAACCGGCGCGAGTTGACCTTGATGCGCTGCGCATCGCGACGACGGCGCTCGAGCAATGGCTTGCCGATCGAGGCCAGACTTTGGCTCCCGGCAAAAAGGCGGAAATCATCGCCGTCCTCTACGACTATGTCGCCAGAGGTGCCGAGCAAGGTGATATGTCCCGGATGCTAAAGGCCTTGGCCGCCTGA